TGTAAAAGATAGGCAATTTAAAGGCAAAGCTATGAAGAAAGAGCCTGATAGCGGCAAAGGTATTACCTTTAAAAAAGAAACAACAGATGCTCAAGCCCCGACCATGGCAAAGTTGGACAAACCTAAGTTAACGACAAAAGACACAAATACAATGGGCAAAATAGCCGCAATGATGTCAAGAGAAAAAGCTTTAAAAGCAAAAGCAGCTGCAAAGTGAACAATGAATATGCAAATGAATATGAAACGGTAGAAAATCCTATGCCTATTTTGGCCGAGTCCCATGACCATTGTGGAACACCGGAATGTTGTGGTGAATGTGATACCGCTGAAGAAGGCAAAGAAAATAATGATTAGTTTTAAACAACACATTATTGAACGAGGTAAAGATGGAAAAGGCCACTATATCTCGACTGAGAAGGGTGCTGGCATGACACAAAAGGGTGTTGATGCTGTCAATAGAAAGACGGGTGGAAACCTGAAGACTGCTGTGACTGGTAAAGTTAAAGCAGGAAGCGCCGCAGCTGGTAGGAGAAAATCTTTCTGTGCTAGAATGAGCGGTAATAAAGGTCCAATGAAAGATGACCAAGGTAGACCCACACGTAAGGCTATGAGCCTTCGCCGTTGGAAATGTTAATATTAATTGGAAGTCTGGTAATATGGATAGTAACGATGGTAAAGCACGGCTTGACCGAATAGAAGAAAAGATTGATAAGTTGGCAGATGCTCTTATTCAAATAGCCCGATTCGAAGAGAAACTAGAAACTATGACAATGTTTCGCGACGAATCTTGGCAGCGAATGAATAGGTTCTCAGAGAAGCTCGACAGTATCGAAAAGAAAGTTAACGATAATGGACACACCGTTGCGTTGATCAATAAATTATTCTGGGTCGCGATAATCGCTGTCGCAGGTGCAATCGCAACACAAGTTTTTATGTAAGGATAAAAAAATGAAAACTCAAGATATAAGAAACATGGCCCTTGCATTCCAAGCGGTCATTGAAAATAAAAGTTTAACAGAAGATAATGTTTCGTCAGGTGAAGTAATACACGACCTTCCAACCAACGCTCGGGATTCGCACGCAGCTAAGATGAAAAAGACCCATGGTGTTAAAACAACATTCCGTTACGACAAGCTTAAATACCATGGTTCAAAGCCACAGGTCAAGAAAGCTTTAGGCCATCTTTACGGCCCCAAAAAGAAAGATGGTATAGAAGACGAGCACCCGCATCTATATGAAGCAGGCCAGGTAAAATCTAATAAAATAGATGGTATGAATGATGATAAAAGTACAGTCAAATCATTCGCAAAAAAACACGGCGTAACAGTTAAGATGCATCCAAGCGATCATCATAGTCATGATTACAGAGTATCATACCATGGTGATCATGCTGCTGTGAAAAACGCTGTAGCGGCGCATCATGGTGATCATGATACGGCAAAAGACGAACATCCGCATCTTTATAGTAAAAAAACGAACGAAGCAGTTTATACTGAAAAGAAACTAGACGGAGATCAGCACGAACTTGATCACGACAAAGATGGTGACATTGATGCTGCAGACTTTAAAGGCCTGCGTAATAAAGGCAAAAAAGATAAGAAGTCTAAAGTTGAAGTTAAACCTACTCAGAAAATGGATGCTGATAAAAGCCAGGAAGAAGCTACTAAAGAGTCTACCGAGCTTGAAAGTCTTGAAACACATATCAAAGAAACATACGTAGGCGTTCAGTCAGGTATGCGCCAGGCTATGATGCAAATGTGGGAAAAAGCGGCGCACGCCGGGGCGAACGGTAAAATTGGCGCACCTGGTGAAGAGATCGACTCGAAAGATTCGGTTACTGCAAAGAAAATGCGGATGGACCATAAAGCAGAAGTTAACGACACCGAAGAAAAAGGTCATAAAGACGCAGCCGCAGCCGGCCGAGTTGGTCCAAAAGCTGCTGCACGTAATGGTGACAACATGAAGGGTGATAAAGCTATTATCAATCCAGTGAAAGGAACAACATAAATGCCAATTAAACCACCAAGCTGGGCGAAGAATGCTATGCCGACCGTAAATGGTTGGCAAGAGCCTCGTACCGGTGAGCTACTTAAATCGCAACGTATGTCGCAAAGAGATATCGATGTATATAACGGAGTTATTGCGCCTGTATCGGCACCGGCTCCAATTCCTACACCTATAGTAGAGGAAGTTATAGTGCAACAATTAAACGAAGCACCACAAAACAATATGGCTCTTGATGATATGTCTAAGACTCAACTAGAAGCTGTAGGGCGTCAACATGGAGTTGAGCTTGATCGTAGAAAATCAAAAACTGCACTTCTTGCTGAATTGAAAACAGTCACTGAGTAATTACATAAATAAGTTTGAAACATAGCTTATGAGAATATAATGAATTTTGAAAATATAAACGAACATAATGTTATGCTGTTTGCAGCGAAGCATTATCATAATCCTCTGGGTGCAAGCTCAGAGGACTTTTATGAAGATCTGAAAAGGTTTACTTACGTAAAACGACTGGTTAATAAGTATCTACAGGCAAAAGATTTACCAGATAGATTAATTCTAAATCATCTTATCGTTATCTTTAATGTATTTGGTCCTCAACCAGCTTGTAAGATCTTAGAATTAAAACTTGATGATGAACATTGGCCAGTTATAAAGCCTTTTTTGATCTTCTTACGATATATAGAAAATACGAAGTACGCAGAGATTCATATGAATAAGAACGTAGTAGAGGCACTAAGGAAAATATAATGGGTATCCTAAAGAAATCGGCAGATCTTGTCTATACCTTCCGTTTTTTGAAATTGCTTGTTACGCCGTTTGACAAGACTAAAGCTTTTGAGTTAGGTCTTATTGATGACAAAGGCAAAAGGTTAAGAAAATCAAAAACATCTGAAGAGCGAGATGCTGTAACACCGTTCATGCGGATGGTATTCAACATCAAGAAACTTATCCCGGGTGGTAAAATTGGTTCATATGCTTCAGCCTTATTTTTACTTAAAGAGAAATTTGGGCTATCAGATTCCAGCATTAATAAGATAATTGTAGAGTACAACAAAGATGATACTATGGTATTGTTTGAACAAAGCGAGTGGTTTATGTTAGAAAATAAACAGCTATCGCCCGGAACATACCGTGTTGTTAATGATAAAGCTATAAATCTGACGTGTGAAGAAGTAGTCAAACGCAATGATAAGATTCGTATATCAGAAGATACATTCCCAATTGGAAATGTAAATGGTATTGATATCTACACTGCTCTACATATAAATACAAATCAAGAGATATATGTATCTTCTATGGAGTTGATTAAATAACATGGCTATGGTACCTTATAAGCTAAACGAAGATAAAGTTACTAAGCTTCAGTTGAATGCGCTGGAAAAGGTTTTAGATAAAGTCTTTGCTAGAATAGGCATGGACGTAGAATTCACTAAGCATTTCTTAGATCGTGTAAACGATATCCGTAATAAGAAACAAATTACTGTTAAAGAGTTAGCAGTTTTGTTTAAAAAAGAATATGTAAAATGGGGTAAACCTATTGCTAGAATGGGCGATGATGCAGAAGGCGTCATGAGCGATTTGGCATCTGATGTTAATATTCCGTTTGTACTTAATTGGAATCCAAAGAAGAAGGAGTTAGAGATGTACGCAAAAACTATTATGCGCAAAAAGAACTTTAGCACTCCTGATAAGAAATTTAAAGTGGAAGAAGTACCAGGGACTTCTACAACTTCAGTTGCAGGCGCCGGATCAAATCCACAGGGTATTGTAATAGTTGACAGGAGACGAGGGCTACACAGACAACCAAGACTTCTAAAGAGGTTTAGAAAGTATATGGATGATTAGAGTTTATATCTTTCTATTTGTTATAGGTACTATGGGATCTGTTCTTTATGGAGCTAAATGGTATTATGAGGACACTCAGGAGAAGATTGCTACTCTGAGCGCTAATAATCTTGTACTTCAAAATGCAACTGACACATTAAATAATACTATAGACACATTAGAAAAAGAAGCTGAGCAGCAAGAAACTAATAATAGAGAACTGCAAAAAGCCTTGCAAAAATCTGAAGAAGGTTTAGGCAAACTTAGAAAGCGGTTTAGTGAAATTGATATCACGCGGGAAGCACTTGCTGATCCGGCTGATTTAGAGAAGAGGATAAACCGCGGTGTTGACAGACTCATTAAGCAAATTTTGGAAGATACTACTCCTATTGACCCTAACGATGACGCTGAGCGGGTGCCTGAGCGGGATGTTGATCCCCGAGATAGTAACGAAGACTGAATACGTCACACCAAATATTGCATTACAAGAACCACCGAAACCGGTTGACATGCCGGACGTTGAATGGTTTGTAGTTAATGAAGATAATCTTGATGAGTTTATTGTTAGGGTTGAAGCTGTAGGAGGCGTTCCTGCATTCATTGCTATTACGCCAAAGGGCTATGAAAACCTTGCGATCGGGATTAATGATTTGCGTAGATATGTTCTACAGCAAAAAGAAATCATTGCGTACTATGAAAAATCTATTACTCAAATAGGTGAATAAAATATAAAATATGTTGTGACATATTGACTATTATTCGATGTACAGAGTACTATTTCTAATATATAGTACACCATATGTAAAAAGAAATCACATAAAATTTGGAGATACGAATGCTATTTGAAGAACAAATTGCACGAAAACCCGACTTGTATCCGTGGACGAAGCAGTTCATCGAAGCAATTTGGAAGGGGTTTTGGACACCGGACGAATTTAATTTTAGGTCAGACTATTCGCAGTTTAAAACAGATCTAACTCCGGCTGAACAAGAAGTCGTTGTTAAGACTATGAGTGCAATTGGCCAAATTGAAATAGCAGTAAAATCGTTTTGGGCGGATGTTGGAAATCATTTACCACATCCATCAATCAAGGATCTTGGCTATGCTATGGCCAATTCAGAAGTCATTCACAATATGGCCTATGAAAAAATCCTAGATGTATTACATCTCACACACGTATTTGAAGAGAACTTAAACGTTGATGTGATTAAAGGACGTGTTGACTATCTACGTAAGTACAATAAAAAAGTATATGCTGATGACAAAAAACAATATATCTATTCTATTATGTTGTTTACATTGTTTGTTGAAAATGTATCTTTGTTTAGTCAATTCTATATCATTATGCACCTTAATCGTAATAAGGCAGTAATGAAAGATTGTGCTCAACAAGTACAATATACACGTAACGAAGAGATGCTCCATGCTCAGGTAGGCATTAAGCTGATCCAGACACTACGTGAGGAGTATCCAGAATTATTTGATGCAGAACTACAGGAGCGTGTACAAGAAGAGTGCATCGAAGCATTAAAGGCAGAGAGTAAAGTAATTGATTGGATTATGGACGGACATTCTGCTCCAGGCCTAAGTGCTGATATTCTTAAAGCATTTATAGCCAAACGTATGGCAGAATCAATTGAATCAATTGGATTTGATAACAGTGAAATTGTGTATGACAAAGCCTTATCAGACGAAACGTTTTGGTTTGATGAAGAATTGTATGGCGCAAACATGACAGACTTCTTTCAGAAGCGGCCTGTTGAATACGCGAAAGGCAAAGGCATTAGCGTAGATGATTTATTTTAAAGGAGTATATGATGGCATTCGATTGGCTCAATGACGACTCACGACTCTTCCTAAGTCGTGGATATATCGACGGTAACATGACCGCCGAGGAACGTGTGCGTGGTATTGCACAGACAGCAGAAACCATCTTGGATAAAGAAGGTTTTGCCGATAAGTTTTATGATTATATGAGTCGAGGGTTTTATAGCCTATCGTCTCCGGTGTGGTCAAATTTTGGAACTAAGAAGGGATTACCTATCTCATGCAATGGTGTATTCATTAATGATGATATGGAATCTATTCTAACGAAGGTAGCAGAAGTTGGCATGCAAACTAAAATGGGTGCCGGAACTTCTGGTTACTTTGGTGCTCTGCGCCCACGTGGCACTCCTATTAAATCTGGTGGTACGGCAGACGGTCCTGTACACTTTATGAACTTAACTGAAACTACTGTAGATGTTGTTGCACAAGGCAATGTTCGACGTGGTTCATTTGCTGCATATCTTGATATAGAATCACCGGACATTATGGAATTTCTGGATGCACGTGAAGAAGGTTCTTCTATTATTAACTTAAGTCTTGGCGTCACAATTAGTGACGAATGGATGCAGGATATGATTGAAGGAGATAATGATAAGCGCACGGTGTGGGCTCGGATACTTCGCAAGCGTCGTGAGAGTGGTTATCCTTATTTGTTCTTTAAGGATACAGTAAATAATAACAAGCCACAAGTTCTTAAAGATGAGGGCATCAATATTTGGGCATCTAACTTATGCTCAGAGATATGTCTGCCTGCTAATGAAGATGAATCATTTGTATGTAACCTAGCATCAATGAATCTTTTAACCGCAGACGAGTGGATGGAAACTGATGCCGTAGAAACTATGATTTGGTTTCTTGATGCAGTTATGGAAGAATACATTGAAAAGACCGATGGCATTAAGTTTATGGATTCGGCCCGTCACTTTGCTATGAAGTGGCGAGCTCTCGGTTTAGGTCAACTTGGATGGCATTCGTATTTGCAGTCAAAGTCTATTTCGTTCGAATCATTTGAAGCACATATGACCGCAACAAAGATTTCTAAATTCATCGATGAAAAATCCTTAGAAGCTTCTGAGGAATTGGCGATTGAATATGGAGAGCCTGTTGGAATGTTAGGTTATGGACAACGCAACCTCACGCGGACTGCTGTGGCTCCTACGACATCATCCAGCTTCATTTTAGGACAAGTTAGCCCATCTATCGAACCGCTGGCATCTAACTACTTTACAAAGGATCTGGCCAAAGGTAAGTTTACTTATCGAAACCCATATCTAAAAACTGTATTAGAATCATATGGTAAAGATGATGAAGTTACTTGGACGTCGATACTAAAACGTGGTGGCTCCGTACAGCATCTTGATTTCTTAACTGAACACGAAAAAAGTGTGTTTAAAACATTTAGTGAAATCACACCATTAGTTATTGTCCAACAAGCCGCTGCCAGACAGAAATATATAGATCAAGCGCAATCATTGAATATCATGATACATCCAGACGTATCTGCAAAAGATGTGAATGCTCTTATCATCGAAGGTTGGAAGCTTGGAGTCAAGACCTTTTACTATCAACGTTCTGCTAATCCAGCTCAAGAGTTGGTACGGGACATTATGAACTGCGCAAGTTGTGAGGCATAATTAATGAGCAAGTACGAAATTGAATGTAGTTTTTGTGATGAAGATTGTGAAGTAGAAAGCGAGTCTGAGATGGCACCAGACTATTGTCCATTCTGTGGTAATATCACTAATGCTATGGATATGGACTCAGACGAATACTAGTATAGATAGCCTTATGTGGTTATATGAAAACAAAAACTTTGAACTTGGCCCTGATGATCTTGAGGATTATCAGGGCTTTGTCTATTGTATTACCGAATTAGATACCGGTAAAAAATACATAGGCAAGAAATTCTTCTGGAAACCGAAAATCTTACCGGTTACTAAGACAAGGAAGAGGCGTGTAAAGACTCGCATTATGTCTGACTGGTACACGTACACGGGCTCCAGCGTAGCCGTACAGAAGCTCATTGAGCAAAAGGGTATAGACAACTACCATAAAGAGATACTAAGATTATGCATAAGTAAAGGTGAATGCTCATACTATGAAGCAAAGCTACAGTTTCAATATGATGTATTACTTAGTGATGATTACTATAACGAGTTCATAGGATGTAAAATACATTCAAAACACGTAAAGATAAAGTTATAAATAAAAACATAGTGAGGTGAAAGATGGCTGATAGCTACCCCAAAATGATTCATGAAGTGCTAGACGAAGCACGAAGAAAAAGATCGAAAGCCGAAGTTGTTGCTGTACTACAAGCAAACGAAACTTGGGCACTTAAAGATATACTACGAGGATCGATGGATTCCACCGTAGAGTTTGCGTTACCCCCTGGCGATCCTCCATACACTCCAGGAGAGGACTACAGCGCACCAAAAAATCTAATTAAAGAGCATAAGCGTTTTGTATACTTTGTAAAGGGTACGCAACACGACGTTATGCCTGCATATAAAAGAGAGAGAATTTTCTTTGAAATCATCGAAGGAATTCATCCAAAGGATGCTGCTCTGGTTGTTGATATGACAAACAAGCGAGCACCTAAAGGAATTTCACGACCCGCCGTGGAAGAAGCTTTTCCAGGGTTGTTGAAAGATTCGTCATGAGAAAGTGATATTATAAACTTTTGTAAATTAAGGAAATATGAATGTCAAAAATTCAATTAGACCGCTTAATCCAAGATTCCACCGAGCTACGCGAATATGCAGAAAAGCTTAAACAACGTGGCAAGGAGAGTCTTTACCAAAAGATCTTAGCAAAACAAGTCTATCTTGACAGTCGCATTAATCAATCTTTAGCTTAATAAGGGGTTTACATTTCCCTCCAACGTGGTATAATAAGAGTATACTCTGTTGGAGGGGATAATACATGAATATCTTTATACTAGATACTTGCCCAGTAAAAGCGGCACAACTACAATGTGATAAGCATGTAGTAAAAATGATTGTAGAGTCAGCACAAATGCTATCTACTGCTCATCGTATGCTTGACGGCTACGTAGAAAAACGCCCATCGAAATCAGGCAAGCGTATGTCTAATTACTGGGTTCATAAGAATCATCAATATGAAGAATTGTTATATAAAGCAGTACATCATGGTCACCCGTGTACTGTATGGACTATGCAGACGAATGCTAATTATGAATGGCACTATAAACATTTTGTGGCACTGTGTGAAGAATACACTCAT